GCCAGCCCAGACCCAAAGCCAGACCCGCCAACAGGGGTTTGTGCAAAGGAGGCTTGCATTCCACCAAATCCACCGCCACCACCGGCTCGCATTCCTGCAAATTGTGCGGGTAAATTGAGCAGGTTTCCATAAGCCCTGGCCTGGCCCAGCTCACCGCCTGCCATTGCTGCACCCTGCTGCCCCAAGAGATTAGCCACGTTAGCGCCTACAGCACCAGCTTGTGATGCCTGATTGACTGCCGAGGCTTGACCGCCACGGTACAAGGCCTCAGACACGCCAAGGCCAGTGCTAGAAAAGCCGCCCAGCCGCCCATACTGCTTGTCAATTTCTTGTTGGAGCAACTGAGGACGAAACTGCGCCAAGGCTGCTTGGATGTTTCCACCTCGTAGACCGCCAGTAGCTGATGCCCTGGATAGCAAGGCTTCTTCACCTTGCTGCACGTTGGCCTGAAAGCCTGGGCTTTGCTCAATGCCCGCAATGGCTTGGCGCTGTGCATCTGGGCCAAGTAGACCAGCCAAGGCCTGCTGCTGCTGGAATGCTTGTTGCCCAGCCTGCTGAAATGGCTGGAATTGACTGATTGCGCCTGTGCCTGCTTGCACATAAGGTTGCAGCAGTTGCTGAATCGCATCGAACTGCCTGCGCTGTTCGCCAATGCCTGCTTGTGATGCATTTGCTTGTGTTTCTGCTGCGTTTTCTGCTGCGTCGGCCTGCATGGAACCACTAAGTAATGTGGCTCCAACGGTTAAGCCAGTGACTGGATCAGGCATGGTCAAACTCCTTCAAGTAATCTTCAAACGTCTCACCATACAACTGCATGACCTGACTCGCTTTGTCGGTAGCTTGTTGCGTGCCATGACACAGTGCTACTGTCATCAGTACAACGTCATAGTAGCCAGCACGCCAGACAAAGGACTTGGCATCGGCTTTGCCAGCACGCTCTGCTTGGTCTGAGGCCTGCCATTTCAGAATCGAGGTCGCCACTACAGGAGCGAGGCTGTGCGAGTTGGCAATCCAAAATGTGTTTTGGTTCATGCCCACCAGGGTGTTCCAGATCACCGCATTCAGATCTTCGCGCTCTACTGGATCTCCATCGGCCACATCGTCAAAAACTTGGATGGCCCCAAAGAGCATGAGCAGCCAGTCGATGGCTGGCGCTGGAAGCGCAAGAACCCTTTGCAGGTTCAACCTCAGCCAATCAGTCATGCGCAACTCCTGTATAGGGCAAGCCGCTGGTGGCTCTGGTGACTCAGCGGCTGGATTTTCCCACATTTCGGCATTTGGTCAATCCTCGTCTTCTTCCCTGTCTTCCCAGGCCTGACAGACGCGAATGTCGTTGCAGACAAAATTTAGCTTTTCACAGTGCCCACGGAACCCATAACCCGTGTCATACCCTGCCATCGGGATGCGCTCAATCCTAACTTGGGTCATCAAACTGTTGTCGTAGTAGCCACAGTTCGAGCAATGCTTGCGCCGCGCGTCTTTTGCGTCACACTGCATGGCCTCTGCCAGTGAATCATAAAAATCAGGGTTTGCCTTTGGGTCGTTGCTGGGTTCTTCTGGTCCATAGTGCCAATCTTTTACCGCAATCAGGAAATTGGCTTTATTCTCAGCAACGGTTAAAAACTCCTCTTCGCTTGGCAAGCCCATGAATCCCTTGGGCATCATCATAAAATCTTTCATTTTCTACCTCTTAAGAAATTTCACGACCTGATGCACGAATGGTCAAGGATGTTGCCGCCCCTGCAAGCGTGGATATAAAACCACTAGCTTCTAATGCTTGCCCCACCAACTCAGGACAGGTGTAGGTCTCATCGGGCACGATGGTTCGCGCATCAATAATCAGGTTGGATGCGCCTGCCGAGCCACCACTGGTCACCAAGTTGCAACTAAAAGTCACATTGTTGGCACTTGTATTTGTGACCGTGAACTTGTCAATAATTGCCTTGACATTTGTTGCTGTGTATTGTGTGGTCTGTGCGTTTTCAGCTTGTTTGGCTGGAATTAGGACTTTAACTGTTACTGTCATAGTACACCTTCAATGTTGTTGTTGACTGTCAGAATTATGGACGGAATGCCTGGATGGGGTACGGCAGCAGCGAAAGCAGTAACCTCAATGCTGAGGTCATCAACTGAGAACATTAGTTCAACGTAGTCATTTGCTTTGAGATCGAAAAAGAAATTTAACGATGAAAAAATCTCAGCGTTGTTGCCCTGAATCCTAATCCTGCTGCAACTGTCTGGAACATCGACACCGTTGAGGCGAAACCAAAAATCAAATATTCCTGTGCCGCCTGCGGTCTTGTCCAGTTGGAACGATGTGTCAAAGTTGTAAATGCCTTCGCTGTCCACAATGATTCTTGATGTTGGGGTTCCAATAAATACGCCATTGCTCAGGTCAGTCGTGTTAAACGTGATTGCTTTGGCTGTATTAATGACCGTCGCAGCCTGTGTGGTGGTGTCGTAAAACGACCCATACCTTGCCCGTTTGAATTCTCGAGGCGGCGGGGTCATCTGCAAACCCTCAACAGCTTTATTCAGCTTGTCCACCAGTGCCAAAGCCTGATTTGCTTTGTTTTCAGCCAGCGCCACAGTTACCGCAGTTTCTTGCGCCAGCATTGCAATCCTGTCTAGTGCGTCTTGTGCCTTTGCACCCAATGCTGCATCATTGACTTCAGTCTCTTGCGCTAAAGCAATAATTTGAGCTAACGCATCATTTGCTGTTGACTGGGCTGTTCCTGCGGCAATATTTATCTCAAGCACCACATCAGGCGCAATCGCATCCACAGTCGAAAACAATAACTCAAACTGCCTGATTTGCTGTTGGTCAGTCAGGAATGTAGCAAGCTGGTCTCGCGTCAGGTTCAGTCTGCGTGATATAGGTGCGGTTGCCATCAGTAAGCCAATGCTTCTATTTGCGCTTCCAGTCTTACATAAGAAACGTGGGCATCGCTGTCACCACGGAAACGCTGTATGCGCCAATTCCTCATGTGCCCCTGTTGAAACCATGCCAGCCGTTTTTTTGTGTTGCCAATCGTGCCAACAGAAATGAATCGTTCTTGTGAATAGGCTTTGCCATCCACGCTGTAACTTGTGCTGATCTGCGGATTCTTGCCAAGGGCAACGCTACCAGTAAGACTGACCAATTCCAATTCGTTAAACAAAGCACCATTGCTTTCGTTGTAGACGATCATCGTGCCAAACTCCCAGCGCACTTGCTGGCCCCAATGACTGCCAATGTCTTGCACCAGATAACCAATACTTGTGCTTTGGGGGTCACCCACCATCCATTTGTCATAGACCCAAACCATATTTCTTGCCCTGTATTGAGCAATGCCATCTAGCGTGCTTACCAAGACGAACCATATCGGTGTTTGCAAAGTCTCAGATGCAGATGCGTCATAAACCAAAGTTTGGTCAGGCAAATGCACATAAAGATGTTGGTGGTTCTTATCGTTTCTGGCTTCCAACTTCACCAAAGACAATTGCGTCTCTGTGTATTCCAAAAGAATATTGTCAATTTCTTGCGTGCTGACTTTTTGATTGGTTGCGGCTGCCCCGATGTAGATAGCTGGTGCTTCGTTACGCCCACTACCTAAAAAAGCAACTCGCTCAATAAAGACACAACAAGCCTGAGTACCGATCACGCCTTTTTGCAACTGTGCGCCATCAATTCTGGCAAACGGGAATAACTCACCACCCACGTTATCGAATACCTCAACGGTATTTCTATTCAGCGCATAAACCTCGTTCCGCAGTTTCAGCAAAGCCACCACAGGGTCAGGGTCAACCTCTGATGAACCGTACTTCAACGGATTCACAACCAATGGGTCTGATAACTCAGTGACGATCAAGAACTCTCCGTCTGTGGTCATAAAGTAACCATCAACCCAACAGAAATCAAGCACCGTGCCCAGGTCAGGGTCTGTGACTTGCGTCAATGTTGTGCCACTCCAATAGTAGAGTCGCCCACCCGATGCAATCGCTAATTGGTCAAAGCTGTAATCAAAGGTCACCAGTTGGTCTATTGGACCACCAACATCACCCAATGTGGTCACTGTGCCTGCGCTGTCGATCTCGACCAGTTTTGTGCCCATTACCCGATACAAACTACCCTGCCAGTTGATGCCACCTCGGTCAATGCCTGGGCCTGTGCCGTTAGACACAATGCCATCGCCTGGACGCAGAAAGCCATTGCTGATGCCTGATTGTTTTGGCACTGGCACTAGGTTGATTGGGTACGATGTCCGCAGTTCAGGGGTGTTGTCGGTGTAAATACCGTTTAGGATAGGTATTTGCATTTACTTCTTCGCCTTGTTTCGGGCTGAGATTTTCTTTGCCTTGGCTTGTGCGTCTTCCTTTGAAGATGCACCCCACGCCCTTAAACTCAACAGCAAGCGTGTGGGTTCACCATCTTTGTATTCAGGACCAGGATTGCCTCCCATGCGAGCCAAGAACGATGCCCTGCGTGGGTTGTCCCCTGACTTGACAGGAGGCTTTAGATTCATGCCTTCAGCCTTTGCCGCAGCCCTACCTTTAGCGTTCAAGCCGCCTTTAGGGTTCTGACCTTCTTTGCGTGAGTAGGCTGGGCTTTTCATCTGAACCCCTTGATCTTTTCAGCAATCTTTTTAGGCTGCTTGGCAAACTGCTTTCCAGCCTTAGTAGCCTCACGCTTGGCTTTTGTGGTTGCCGCATATTCAGCCGCAGTCAATGCCTTTATCGCCTTTTCAGGCAGATACCTCTCGCCAGTTTCAGACGATGGTTTACCAGACTTGGTGCGCCAGTTTTGACTTGACCAATCTTTGAGGCTTTTCTGCGGGGCTTTCATTTATAACCGCCACCCTTTTTCTTGTACTCCACCGCCAGCAATTGTGCTTTTCTAGCTGACCATTCGCCTGGGTCACCGCCCTTTGTCCCTGCCTTGATTTGTTCAAACAAGGCTTTCCGCATGGTTGGCTTTGTATAGTTGCCAGCCGCATTGACAGAGGACTTAGGCTTCGTTGCCATCACGCAACCACCGCACCACGGAATCCAACAACCCACCAGTCAGTACCAGCAAACTGAAGAGTTACCGAATCTCCAACCGCATTAAAAGTAATTGTGGTTCCGCTACCAAGATTGGTTGGGGTTAAAACACCAGTATCACCACCCGCCGCTTCCGCAACATAAATAATTGTCTTGAGTTGCCCTTGTGCGCCATCAGCAAGGGTCAGTGCATTGCCAGCACCAGTTGAAGTAAAAGCAGTGGCAAGACTTGTGATATTTACCGCACCTGGGCCACTCAATGACTGAACTGCCGCTGATGCCCCTGTGCCTCCGTTTGCAACTGGCAGAGCGCCTGTCACGCCAGTGGTTAGCGGCAATCCTGTGCATGAGGTAAGAGTTCCAGACGTTGGAGTCCCTAGAATTGGGGTCACCAGTGTTGGGGTGTTTGCAAATACGTTTGCCCCTGTGCCAGTTTCATCGGTCAACGCAGCGGCAAGATTGGCGCTGCTTGGAGTTGCTAAGAATGCGGCTACGTTTGTGCCCAGGCCACTGATGCCTGTCGTAACTGGCAAACCAGTGCAATTAGTCAATATGCCAGAGGTTGGTGTGCCAAGAATTGGGGTCACCAATGTTGGGGTGGTGTTAAACACCAACAGACCAGTCCCTGTTTCATCGGTCATCGCCGCACGCAAATTAGCACTTGATGGCACAGCCAAAAATGCTTGCATATTTGTGCCATAAACCGTCTCAGCATTAATCTGATACCACGAGTTTGTGGGCTGATAAAACCTAATTGCTGTTGCAGTCCCTGCACCCAAAAACGAAACACCCCCATAAATAGCAGTTGCACCATTCAGGGCAATGGTCAGCGAGGTGATCTCTTGCGTTGACGTAATTAGCACCGTTGTGCCATCAGGCACGCCCGTATTCAAGGGCAGCGTAATCGTGCCTGTGGCCAGCGTTCCTGCGGGTTGCAGCAGCATCCACTGTTGCTGACTCACTGGTGTGGGCACTGTGATGTTGAACCCAGATCCAGGCACGTACAGATTCACAGCCAAAGTTGGCGATGCAAAACTCTGCTGAAAGAACGTCAACAAAGAACCAATCGAGGTTCTGCGAGCATCACCGTTGTTGGGCGAGTAAACGGGCAACTGATCGCCACTGGAAATCGTATTCAGAAATGCAAGTTGGTTAATTTGTGCCATGACTGTCCTTTAGTTAAATTCGATTGGCCCATCAGGGCCAGCATCAACGGGGCTGTAGGGTGGGCGCACAAATGGGTTGTCGTACACACGCCAGGGCTTGTTGCCAGCACCAGCCGGTGTGGTTGCTGGCAGTTGCTTCTCCAGCGGGAATGTCGCACGCTGAAGCAAGATGTCGTAACCCTGCTTAGCAGTGGTCTTGGTCTCAATCATCACTTGCTTGCCGTAGCTCGGGGCAAGCCTGATGCCTAGGCTGCAGATGATGGCCTCATATGCTGAGTCGGGCACATTTGTCTGCTCATCTAGATCGCTGTCTTGTGGGCTGGAGGGTATTGGGTAGCCCAAGCGAATACCCTTGGCGTTCCAGTCTGCCATCATTGCATCCAGCCGCCGCAATGCAGACTCTAGCTGCTCAGGCTGCATGTCGAAGGTGTACGAGGCAAGGCCGATCTCTTCGAGGGCGGCGCTTACAAACTGGCGTTTGCTGTATCCCATGATGCCTCCATCGCCTGGTTGATGCGGTTGAGCAGCGTTTCATCTGACCAACGCTTGTCGACTTTGAGGCCAATTTTAGCAGCCTGCTCCAACATCTCGTCGCGTGTTGGCTCGCCCACTTCCACAATCTCAATTGGCTGCTGAACAACAGCATCAATGGGTGATGGATAGCAGACTTTTGTCAGCTTGCGCTCAAGTGCTTGCGCCTTCTTATGCTTGCGCTTTTGCAGCCGCAACTCTCGCCACGGGGCGAGAGTCTTGGTCTTGATGATCGCTGCCGACTTAATCATTTTTTCATTGGTGCTTTGCCTGGCTTGCCTGCGGCTTTTGCCGACTTGCTTGCCATGCCAAGTGCCATTGCCACGGCTTGCTTTTGGGGCTTGCCTGCTTTCATTTCCATAGCGATGTTCTTGGAAACCGTTTTGTCAGAGTAACCTTTTTTCATCGGCATGATGCGCTCCTAAGTGAAACAGGCCAACATCTCTGCTGGCCTGTCGGGTTTAACCACCGATGCGATAAACAACAAAAGTGTCAGCAGCAGTCTTACGGCAACGGAAACGTGCAGATGCACCAGCCGTGGCAGCAGTTGCAGCAGCACCAACGATGGTCACATTCGTATTGACCGTGAGGGTCAAAGCAAATGCGGCCAAAGTAATCACGCTGAAGTCAAACGAATCACCGATTGCCCACTCAGTTGCCAAGTCAAGGTTTGCACCTGTTGGCAGTTGAATGCTACGCCCAGAGGTCGGAGTTGCAGTAATGATGCCAGTCAGCACATTGGCTGCTGTGGCAATCATTGAGCCGCCATCGGCTATGTCAGCAGGCGCACCCTGGGGTTGCCAGTTGCCATTGTTGCTGATGTCAGGTGCAACGCCAGTGGAGTAGTAAGCACCTGATGCACCGGCCTGGATGGTCACGATGGTGGCATTGGTGAATGCCGGTGACACATAAGTGGTGTTCTCGACCGTAGTCAGCAGGTCTTGCGAATCAGGAAAGTTGGGGAAACCAACTTCCTGAAACACAAGTGCTGGTGAGAAGGCTTGAACGGCGATTTTTTCGCCAGCAGGCACGGTGACGGAGGCTGTGCCCTGGGTGAAAATTACTTGATAGCTCATGATGTGACTCCTTATGCTTGACCGAACAGCAAGATACCAGACATTTCTGGCTGCTTATTGACCACACCAAACAAAGTGTCGAGACGATACTTGGTTTTCATGGTGTTGACATCGTATTGCTTCTGCATGACCAGCTCAATGCCCTGGTCAGTGCTAGCACGCATCACTGCGACACCAGCATCGGAAGGCACAGCGTAACGGCCTGGCAGAATCTCCAGCGCATCTTTCTGCCAGAAGCAGTTGATGGGCGCAGCAGCCACGTTCAAGCGCGTGATAGTGCGGCCAGCGGCTGGGGTCACGATGCAGTTTTGATACTGCAACTCAGCGTCAGTGCCGCCCTGGGCAGAAATGATGGGAGGTGTAATCACGCAAGTGGTCGCGTTAATCACTTGCACGACACGGTAGGTTTTAGAAAAACCAGTACCCTGTTTAGTGATGTGATGCACAGCCTCGCTGCCTTGGATCTGAATTGGCGTGCCGGCAGGCAAGTCGGTGGTGCTAGAGACCGTGATAGTCTGGAAGCGGTTGTCCACGTTCTGGGTCTCGCCGGTAGCTGCAGTCTGGGTTGCTTGTGGCACATAGTAATTGCCAGCAGCAGCCAAGGTGCTCATCGTTGGGTCTGCACCAGTGCGAGCCGCGATGCGGTTTGCATAGTCCAGCTTGTAGGTGTCAAAGCCTGCAACCATACCGACAAACGAACGCTCGAAAGCATTGTTTGACTTGGTTCCAGCAAAGCTGCGAGACACGGATGCACCACCAGCGCCGCCAGCAATGTTGCCTGCGATGCCGTTGTAGTCGCGTGACGACAGGGCCAGGTAACGATCAAAGGCTTGGACACCCTGCTCGTTCATGATCGAGTCGCACAGGGCCACATCGTCATAGTCACCAGCAGCAGTGTTCACGGTCACGACCAGCGAGCCTTGGGCTGCGGCCACGTTCATGATTGCGATGTTGATATCAGAGGCCAGCTTCTGCTTTGCAGCATCACCCAGACGACCTTCTTGCAGGGCATCACGCAGCTCGAGTGCATCCAAGATGAACGGCACAGACTTCTGGAAGCCGAGCGTTGCAGGAACGGAAAGCTGGGTGTAAGCCGTGAAGTTGCCGGTCTGATCCATGCCATCGTAGCTTTGGGCAATGTAAGGCTGTGGACGGTAGATCACGTTGTTAGTGCGCTCCATCATCGAACCGTCTGTGTTGTAGACGGACACGTTGCGGGACAACACCAGAGCATCGTTAAAGCCTTCGAGGATGTCCTCGAACGCAACGCGCTCCTCTTTTGAAAAACTATTGCTCATAATAAGCTCCTAAAAAAAATTACTTGGATGCTGATCGTTTCTGCGCCCGATACTGGATGACTTTCGTCATGTTCCCAGTACGGGCTGCTTCTTCTCTCAGCCGTTCGAGGGTTGAGTCCACCGCACCAGATGATCGTCCAGTTCCTGAAACGACACGCTCGGGTGCGGGTGCTGCTCTGCGGTTTGTAACTTTCAATTCTTTCTCCAGTTTTGCTACCGCAAAGGCAAACTTTACGGGGTCTGAGACTTCTGCCAACTCCTTGGCCTTCTTTGGGTTCTTGCCAAGTGCATAAACAACCAGTGCGGGGTTTTCAGCCCCTTGTAGAATCACGCCTTGCTGTGTGATCGAAAAGACTTCCTGGGCCACGGCCTCGGCATCTTCGTAATCCCTGACTCGCAGCTCTGCTTTCGCTTTGCCGTAGCCACTTAGCTTGGCTTCCCAGGCCTTCTGCTGATTCATAACTTCAGCTTGTTGCCTGGCGTTGACATCATCGGCCTGGCGCTTGCGCTCAAACCACCCTGTCAGTGCTTCCTCGTATTTGTCAGCGTCATAGTCGTGATCTTCTAGCTTGGGCTTGGCTCCAATGACAACCGGCTTGATCTCAGTTGGCTGGACTTGCAGCTTGCTTTGCAGCTCACGATTCTGGCGTTGCAACTCACGGTTTGTCTTCCGCAACTCTCGTACCCATTCAGGCGCTGGAGTGTTCTGCTCATGAGGCGGCGCTTCCTCACCAATGCTGACAATTACTTCCTCTGCATCCGATTCTTCTTGGTCATCACCAATTTCCGTGACTTCCTCGATGTCTTCCTCAACATAGATTTCTTCGTCCTCAATTACTGCCTTTTCGTTCATCTTTTGACCCCATTAAACTCACCCAGGAAACGGTGGGCGGCATCCGTTTAATCCATTCTCGCCTGTTTTGCAGGTTTTTTCAATCGGTGCGAACAATCAGTTCGTTCAGAGGTACATCATACGACTCCTCTGGGAACATGGATCGGCGCTGTTCTGGCGTCATGTTCATGCGTGCCTCGACAGCTCTAGCCTCAGCTTCACCGGCAAGTCGCTGATAAAGATCAAATTTTGCTTGTTCACTTTGATATGCGTCCAACGCTTTGGAATCAAGTTCACGCGCCTCTTTCTCAAGGGCCAAGCCTTTTTTACGTGCGCCTGGCTTAACAATTCTCAGCGGGTCAAGTGGGTCATTAGCACTGGAAAGCCTAAACATTTCTTGTGCTTTTTGGCGTTTCTGATCTGCAATCTTTTCAAGCGTTGTGACCATTTGAGATGGATTTCCACCTCCTGCAAAGCCTTCGCGCTGCTGAATGGCATGTTGCGTTTCATGAAGAGTTATTTGTTTTTGATCGCTTGGTATATCTGCAAGCGTCAATCTATCATTTTTTCGAGAATATGAACCTGCTGCACCTTTTAAATTTTCTGCTGGCATGAAATGAACTGGTATATCTCCAATATCCGGATAAGCCTTATACAATTCTTTATGCTCAACTACTCCACCAAGTGGCTGCGTATCTTTTAAATAATTAAAAGAAGTATTTGATTTTAATTCAGTTAATGCCTCCGGATCATAAAATGCAGGTTTATCACTGATCTCCTGCCGCCACTTTCCATCTGGCCCCTTCCATGTGCCAGTTTGTTGCCAGATCGTGCGTGGGTCTGTGCCCATGTCTGCAAGCATCTTTGCCCTTTGTGCAGAAAGTGCATCCCAAGTTTTTGCTTTCCTGCCAATGAACATGCCTCCAATAGCTGGGGCAGCCATTGCTGTCAATTTTGCTGCTGTACTTGTTGGCAAAACATCTGTTAGTGCCAATCCTGCTTCTAGCACTTCTGGACGAAATCTAGTAGTTCCACCAAGGCCGCCTGCGCCTGTTGTCAATGGTTCACCATAAGCAAGTCTGTCAAGAGTTTGACTAATTGCTGGTGCGCCAAAGAACTGTGCTACTCCTTGCATTTGCTGAGTGCGCTGTGGTGAATAAGTTGATGCAGCCAAGTCAGCCAAATAACCAAGCACAGGGCTTCTTGGTGTGGCCCTTATAAAATCCTTTAATGGATTTGCTGCGGTTTGACGAATGTCAGCCATTTTAGGTTCCGGGTTCAATAATCACTCTAGTTCCTGGTGTTGGTTCCATTTGCCCTGGCGGAACCATTTCCTGCATCATCTTCATTGCCTGGTCTTGTGTGTCCATCTCCACCTCCGACAATGTTTTCATGGTTTGGGCACGTTTAAGCTCTGCGCTTGCCACGGTCTCTACAGTGTCTGCACGGGCTTTTGCTGCCTTGGCGGTGGCTTCCTCCGCTGCTGCCTGGAGGTACATGGCGTTGGGGTCTTGGGGCTTGCCCTGCATCTCTGCCATCAGCTCTTCGGCTTCGTCTTCTGTCGGCTTTACAACACCCATGCGGAGCAGTTTCTTGCGGAAGTAGGCGTTTGTGTCGCTGAGTCCCTCGCCCTCCATGTTCATCATGGCCATTGCGGTGATTACCTGAGAAGTCTCTGGGTCTTGAGTAAGTTGAAGCATGCCTGTCAAGGCACGTACAGTTGCTGCACGCTTGCTGCTGCTGGACGGGCCAACCTCGGCCACCACATCAAAGGTGGCAGCGCCCAAGTCGTTCTCAGTAACCATCGCGCCAGTTTCTGGGTCAATCATTGGCCGCATCAGCTCGACCACACTGGACTCGCCAGTGGGCGCAATGGTCTTCATCTTGCGCTCGCCTTCGATGTAAATCTCTTTTGCCATGCTCAACCAGATTTCGCCGCAGCGTTTCATGCCCTTGGCGAAGTTAGACATGTAGATGAACGTCTGCATGTCCACACGGGTCTGGATCATCTCCACGGCCTTGCCAGACACACCAGACACCATCTTGTCAGCGCCCTGTGGGTTGCCCAGGATGTCTTGCATGTCTTGCTCAGTGATCTGCAGCAGCGCAGCCATTGCTGGAGGGATTGCCGCAGACTTGGTGTAGGCCAATGGCCCAGCCGCCTGGGTGTTGCCATCAGGCCCAGTGATCGGGTTAATCAGCAGGTACGGGTAATCCCTCAGATTATCCTCGGCCCACATGAGCTGATGCCCAGCCACCTGCTCGGGGGTCATGATCGGCTTTTCGATGCTAGACAGTGCGCTGATCTCACCCAGCTTGCTGAGTTGCATGTTCTTCAGGCGTTGAGCATCTTTTGCCAAACGGACTGCACCCATGCACCTCTCGATGTTGTCCACAAACCAGCGCTTGCCGTAGACCACCACGATGGGAATGCACTTGCCTGCAATGTAGCCTGCGTCCTCCAGCACCCTGCCGCCAGACATGATGTACTTGCGAACGCGCATGCGCTTGACGCGCTTTTGGCGAACCTCGCGTGTGCCGATAGCCATCAGGGTTTCTTCTAGGGTCTCATCGTTCTCAAAGTCTCTAGCGGTGTAGCGTTCCTCGGTTCCGTCAATGGCCTCAAAGATGCGGATGGTCTCGGTCTTTTCCTCAACCTTGTAGTATTCAGCCACGAACACCACATCAGGCGTTGCCCAATCAAACTCGTACTGGTGGATGATCTTCGGCCAGTCCGTTGGGTCATCGTTGTAGGTTTCCTTGTAGCTCTCGCGGGTCATGCTTGTAACCACGAAGGCATACTTGGCATCCGACTTATCCTGGCGCTTGGCGTTCAGGTCGAAGAACACCGAGCTGTCAGCATCAAAGATTGGCTCCATGCGGATCCGCTGGCGGTCATCCTCGTCGTTTTCTTCGTCTTCGTAGACCGTCCGCAGCCTCCAGGCTCCAATGCCGCCGCCCACTGCTTCCTCAAAAGCGTTGTCGTAAGCCTCATCAGCCACCGATGCCTGCTCATCAGCGCGGTACAGGCCATCACAGACCTCTGCCAGCTTTGCGTTGTCTGTGCCATCTTTGGACACGTAATCAACGGTAATCCGGTTGTTCCGGTACTCATTGACGATGCGAATGACCGCCAACATAATCTTGTTGACTTCAAACTTCGGCTTGTTTTCGTACTGGTCGTACAGTGGGCCTTCCCACTGACTGCCGCACAAAGAATAAAAGCGCCGGTCTTGCAGGCACTGCAGGCGTTCATCACGCAGCGCGGTCTGGATGTCATTAAACTGACGCAGTGCTTCGCTATGAAGATTCGACAGAAATTGTTCGTTTGAGATGCGGGCCATGTGTTTCCTTTACCAGCGATTCATCGTGGCGATTGGCCGAAACGTGGCTGTTTTAGCCACCGCCGTGCGCCTAACACCCTCGCAAGCATACCGCAAGGCATCGATAACGTGGTTTTTCTTGTCCTCCAGCACGGGCAGGATTCTACCTGTCAGCGGGTCTGACTTGTAGCTGTAAAGGCTCAGTTCATCTATGGTGTGTATACAGCGCGGGTGAACCACGATGTCGTAGTTCTTCAAAAACTCGATGCCTTCCTCGACTGACTTC